GCGTAAGGTGAAGGTATGTTATTATCACCACTCGATCCGGCTTTGAAATCGTAATGACTCTGTAAATCACCGGAGCTTTCGAGCACGCTTGTCAGCGCCTGCCCCGCGAAGTAATCGCGCAGGGTCATGCCCTTATCGGTTATGTTTGCGGCGTAAGCTGGAGCCGGAAACGCCGGTCCTCCGTCGTTGATTGGCGTGCTCATGACTGCACCTCCAGCCCGAGCTTCGATTGCAGCGGGTCGATCTCCGTCTCCAACTCGTCTTTGTATCGCACCGACCACGCGATCTTCACGCCGACCTTCGGCGCTTGCGCGAGGCTGTCCCACTCGACGGAGAAGGCGACCTTGGCCTTGGGCTCAGTCTGGTTCTCGTCCTCGATGAATCCGTCTTGGGAGGCCTTGGCAATCGAGGCGAAGTTTGTTTCGAGCAGCGCGCGGAATTGCTCCGTCGCTGCGTTGATAATCGCTGTCTGTTTTGTTTCGTTGTCGTTCATGTTTTTATTCCTTTCTGCGTGAGTTCCAGAAAAATGCCGCGCCTTTTTGTACGTCGTGGCTGCCGATAAATCGCCCTCGATTGTCTACTGCCTGACCGAGTTTGTTTCGGCATGTCGTAGTTGGATCAAAGGCCGGCACTCGCTTTGGTTTTGCGATTTCTTTGTGTACGTCTTTTCTGCGTGTAGGCACTCCGGTAATTCTCTCGCGTGGTTTGGTCATTTATCCGTTGATGGCCTCGCTCAGTCCGCCGGCAAGCTTTTCAGCGAGCGGCGTGACGTTGATCTCGCTCGGTATGTCCCGAGCTTCTTCCGCGGTGCGAAGGCCCTTGAGGATGTCGCCGAACTGGTCGCGGAGCAGGAAGCCGCGTGCGCGGAATTTGCACATGCGCTTCGGATAGTCCGTCCAGGGTCCGGCCTTGCCGGCGAGCTTGGCCGCCTTTGCGTCGGCCATCGTAAACGTCTCGCTCGCCGGGTCGAATCCCTTGCGCTGGACGGTGACCGTGAAGCCGTGCGAGTCCTTACCGGGCTCGCCGACTTCGGTCTCCTTGTAGCTCACTAGCTGACCGCTGGATCTGACCAGGGCGAGCGCCGCGTCGCCGTAAATTGCCGGCCGGCCGTTGATGACGGCCATGTTTTGGAGCGCCGCCATCGGCGTCAGTCCGATCTCCATGCCGAACTGAATGGCGATCATTACGCTCTCGGGCTTTTCCATGCCCTTAGGCGCCCAGCCCGAGGCGACCACGGCGCGAGCAAAGCGGAAGGCTTCGTCGATGCTTTGAAGTTGCACGCCGTTCGAGCCGAATTGGATCGGCGATTTCGGAGCGGTCTCAGCGACCGCGATTGTGTTGTCTGATTTTACGTTTGTGTCCATGTTGTATCGTGTGTGTTTTGTGTTCCCGCCGGTCGTCGTTGGCCGGCGGGTTTCCTTTTGGGAAAGTGTTGCTCGCGTATTTTCGCACCGGCACGAGCGCCGTCGGAGGGTTATGTTTATTCTCGGGACCGCCGAGAAATTAGAACGGCACGTTCTCGCCGTCGTCCGCCGGCTGCGACGCCAGGACGATCGGCGCGCCACTCTTGCGCTGCTGCCAGAGTGTCCGGCACGCGTTGAGGAGTTGCACGTCGGCCTCGCGCGGAGCGAATGGCGTGCCGTCTTTCTTCAGCTGAGCCGGCCGGTCGGCGCCGTACCAGAGCAACTGCTTGTCGCTGAGCGAGGAAATCGGCGTGCCTGCGTTTTTGCCGAAGTGGATCTGGACTGAGCCGGCGTCCGCGATCTCGATGGACGGAGGCGGCAGATCTCCTGGTGTGGCGCGCGAAACGGACGCCGCGGATTGCGCCGCCGCGGCTGGCTTCGCTTCGAGAGCTGCGCGGATGGCGCGGAGCTCGGTTAGGATCTCGTGATGTTGTTCGGTTGTCATTTGGAAAAAGCTTTAACGCGGGCGCCGTAGGATTTTGTAGCGGTCTTGAGATGACCCCGGGGTCCGCCATTGAAAACTCTCGCCAGCACCTCGACATCGCCCTTGGCAAAAGCTTCTGGCGCCCACCTCTTGAGATAGGCGGTCGCGACGCGCTTGCTGTATTCGAGTTCAGCGCACCGCGAATAGTCGCCGGCTACTCGACTATCCTGGTGAAAGCCGCGGTGGATCTGGAGCGGTCCCAGGGCCTGGTGCTGACCGTTGACGTAGTCGCCTAGTATCACTCCGGTGCGCCCGGATGTCTCGACGATGTGCAAGGCGCGCCAGAAACCAGGACCAGGAGCAGCGTGGCAGGTAGCGCAGAGCACCAGGAGAAGGATGAGTGATTTCATTTCGTGAGCCTCGATGCGTTGCGTTTCGCTGCGGCGATCTGCTTCGGCGTGCAGCCGGCGCCGATTGATTCGGCAAGAGCAATGGCCTTGTTGGCGCGAGCTTGATCAGGCGCAAGGATTGCGAGCACCAGAGCGTTAGTGAGCAGTGTGGTCGAGCTCATGCTGCGGAGTTGACCGAAAATTGAGCGCTGAACTTTGAGATCGCCTTGGCGCCTTGTGCTGCGGTCAGAGTGACGCGCGTCTCGCCTTCGCTTCGGCTAAAGGTTGAAAAAGCTTTCACGTCGGTCAAAAACCAGTCGGAGGATCCGCGCACCAAAGTCACGCGGGTGATGGTCCGCGCGTATTTGTAAGCGTTGGGCAGTCGTGAGCCGCTGCACGCGCAGGCGACGGCGCCAGCGCTCTCGCGCTTGTTGAGTTGCAGCGCAGCAAGCTGAGTCTCGGCGCCGACCGCGACCTCAAGGATTTGTGATGCGTGGCGATACGTGTGAGCGATCGCGTTTCCGTTGGCCTTCTCAAGAGCGGCTTGAAGCGCCGCGATGTTATTGGATTTGATTTTGATCTTCATGTTGAGTTGCGCGCCTCGGCGTTAAATCGCTTCGGCTGGCATGAAGAAACCATACACATCCGCCCGGCCGTTTAAAGAAAAATGTGCACGGAATCACGCACGCAATCCGTGCGCGTTGATAGTCAATGGCTTACGTCTGAAGAAAAAACAGACTCAGCGCGGAATCACTGCACGAAGTGGATCGTAAAGCGTCGCCCGCCATCGCTGATATTCGAGCCGTCGATGGTCTCGACCTTGAAGACCGTGGCGTTGGTAGTATTCCCGGCTGCCGAGTAATCGTGCGCGATCAAAAGGTTATTTGGTGGGTCAACGCACTGAGCGAGCACGTAGTTCTGCACGGTCCCGAGAGAGTGCGTGAACGTGAAAGTTGTGCTCGCTGCGCCCACGGACGTGAAAGTCTCGACATGCGAAAAGCGATTGATCCCGAGGTTCGCTCGAGCAGTGGCCGGGCTGGCAACGTCCGAGAGGTTGGAAGATTTCTGCGCAGCTCCGGTGATGCGACTGTCGTTGCCTTCGGCGACCGAGGATCCAGCGGTTCCAAAATTGATCCCGAGCGAACAGTTCCCGGTTTGGTTTGCGTTGCCAAACGATGTCCAGGCCGACGCGACTCCGCTCCGGTTGACCGAGCGGACTCGGACAAAGCCCGGCTGCAGAGTTGTATCATAAAACACGTAACTCGCCTCGAAGATTTCCGCGTTGCCCCAAGTGTAATCGACCGCGGCGTCACTGTTCGTGAACGTCGCCTTGACCTCGTAGTAAGCGAAATCGAGCTCCGTGTTTTCCTGCCAACGTGCAAGCGACCCAAAAGCGAACACCGCTCCAATTTTCCTCGGCTCGACATCAGGAGAGAGCGCCGGGGAAAGCGGAATCGGAGCCGCCGGCGCCGTCGTGTTGCTCGGTGCGGTCTGGCTGAGCAGACTCGACACCGCCGAGAGCGATCCCGAGAACGAAATTCCGCGCGCTGCAAATTCGTAGGCCTGGCCAACCGATAGATCGTCGATGCTGACGGCGTAGGAAACGGAGGAGTTAATTTGATTTCCGATGATGAAATCGCTCGCGCCGCTGCGCCGATAAAGCACGTCGAGAGCGACCGCACCGGATGGCAACGGTGGAGCCGTGAGCGATACGCGAGCCAAGCTTGTCCCGTCCGTTGCAAGATAGACCGTGGTGCTGATTAAGGTCGGAGCGTTCGGCGTAGCCGGCGCCGTTGGATCGATCGGGCCGGCCGTGATGACTGACGGCGTGGCCTGCACGTAGCTCGTGAAGCCGCTGACGTTCTCGACGGAGTCGTATGCGGTCAGCCAATAGTAATAGGTCGTGCCGATGTTGACGTCCGTATCGACGAATCGCGACGCGCGCACTTCGGCGACCTTGTCGGTGTTCGCGTTGGCCGGCGTAACCGCCGAAGTTTTTCGGTAAATGCCGTATTCCGAAAAGTCAGGCTCGGTGTTGTCGTTCCAGTCTAGCGAGACCGCCTTGCCGGTTCCGATGACTGCGCTGAGTCCGGTTGGTATAGCCGGCGGCGTCGTGTCTTGCGCGACCGTAATCGAGCCGGCGAGGTAGGTCGTAGAAATTCCAAAGTAGCTCTCGCCGTAGATCCGCACGTTGTAGTTCGTGCCGATCTTCACGTCCGACGAAATAAAGTCCTCGGTCTGCGCGCCCTCAACCGTGTTCCAGGTCAAATAAGTCGTGCTTGTGCTGGGCTTATATTCGATGACGACCGAGCCGCCGGAGCGGATAAATTCTACTGCCGGTGGAGTCCAGCCGACGCGGATCCGCGGCAAGATCGTGCCGTCGGCCTGCACGAGTTGAGTCGTGCCGTCAGCCGTCAGGGAAAGGTTAGTCGGCGCCCCCAGGGTAAACGGATCCGGCAGGGTCGTGTTCGGCGAGTCCTCGACGAAGATTTCCTCGTTCACGTCCCAGCTGTACACATCCGAGTCCGTCTCCCGGAGAGTCATGTCGATACTCGCCTGCGGAGGCGTCCCGTCGGCCGCAAAATTCCACTCCATCACCTCGAAGACCTTGGATGACCAACCGAGTTTTTCGTTGGTGATCATGACCGTGTCGCCGGCGCGGACCTGCATTGCCTCGAGCCGGAAGCGCGCGGTGAACGTGATTTCCTCCCGGGCGCGGCGTAGCTCGAGCACCGCGAGGCGTTGCGCGCAACTGGGCGAGGTCGTGAATGGCAGCACCACGTCGCGGAAAAAGACGTTCCCGTTGTCCTGGCTGACGTAAGTCGTCGAGCTGATTGTGGGGAAGTCCGTGACCTGCCAGTTATTCGTCTCAGAAACGTAAACGCCTTTGACCGAGTTGACCCGGTCTCGGGCGCTCGTCTTGGTCTGCACGTTAATCGGTCCCACGAAATGCTTCTCGGTCAGCGTCACCGTTGGGATCCGGTAGGCCGATGCATACGGCACGATCCGGCCGCCCGTGTAGGCGACCAGGCCGCCCATTGCCGACAAGAGCTTGCCGATGTTCTCGTCGGGTGATGCGCTCGTCACGATCACGCCGTTGGCCTCGTAGCGGTTTTCATTGACCACCGGCGAGAGCGGCAGGATCTGCACTTGTTCCTCGCAGATCGTCGCAGCAACGCCGAAGGCGGTGTCGTCCACCTCGGCCGAGGTCATGCCCATGCCCAGGGTCGTGTCGGTCATTC